TGTTAATGATTCATTTAAAATAGGATCTGGAGAATCAGTTACAACCATACTTGACGAGGACAATCTTGCTACAAATTCAGCCACTGCCTTAGCCACACAACAGTCTATCAAAGCATATGTGGATAATGAGATTTTAAATGTGGGGATTGGAGATATCACTGCCGTAGGGTCAACATTAATTGCACCATCAAATGCAGACCTTTCTCTGACCACAGCAGGCACAGGCAACGTTGTTCTAAACGATGTCTCCATAAAAGACAATAAAGTAGAAGCAAACAGATCAAATGACGATTTAGTGTTAAAAGGATCAGGTTCTGGAAAAGTTAATATAAACGAAGCATACACCTTACCTAACGCAGACGGAAGTGCAAATCAATTCCTAAAAACTGATGGCGCAGGAACTTTATCATTTGGCACTATGTCTGTTGGTGATTTATCAATAATTGGCTCATCTATACTATCACCTAGCAACGCAGATCTTACTTTGAATTCAAGTAACGGAAACGTTGTGATTGAGGGACTTAGAGTTTCAGGCACAACTTTACAGACTGAAGATTCTTCAGCTGGTATACAAATAAATGGTAATCTAATACCTAGCCAAGATGGTGTTTTCCAGTTAGGATCTAGTTCAAGAAGATGGCAAACTTTATTTGTAGCGGCTGAAACAATTGACCTAGGAGGTGCTGTCATATCATCAGATACCACAGGATCATTGACAATTTCTGCGTCAGGAGCCACGCTACCGCAAGGCTCGAAAGTAGTTGACCAAGCCATAGTTCTTGGTGGAAAAACCAGTAAAACCACCGCTAGACCGGTGCAAATCGTAAAGGTTTATGTAAGTGATGGCAGTTCAAACTTCACTGATGCACAACTCTTGGCCAGGGACGCAGACCTTGAATTGGAGTTCAATGGAACGGTAGAGGACGTGCCTGTATACACAGAAGCCAATCAATCATTCACACTAACAGATGGTACCAGTTTGGCTTCAAATGCGGCTGGGGCCACACTATTCCAATTTTAAAATACCGCATAAATACCTTTATAACAGAAGGGAATGCATCCGGTGAGTGCAAGAAGGCCGGGCACAGAACTAGTAAATGGCAGACAAAACACCGGTACGAGTAGTCTTTAACGCATCTAATGTAGCCACGGGAATGGCGGAGTTCCAATCAGGGGACACAGTAGGTACAGCGTTCGGTGGAACGGGTCTATCAAGTATTGGTTCGGCAGGACAAATTATCAAAGTAAACGCGGCAGGAAGTGCCTTAGAATTCAGCGACCAGGGTGATGTCGCAATTACAAATTTAGTAGCACCGACTAACGCAGATTTAACATTTTCAACATCAGGCACTGGAAATATAGTTCTAGATCAAGTAACTTTACGAGGTACCACATTCAGCTCAACCGACTCATCATCAATCAATATAAATGAAGGGTTAATAGTGGACGGAACTTTAAATGTTTCGGGATCCACTACATTAGCAGGGCTAACTTTCCCAACATCGGATGGATCATCGGGACAAGTTTTGCAGACAAATGGCTCTGGCACATTATCATTTGCTAGTGTTTCTGTAGGAGATTTAAGCATTGTTGGCTCAACCATAGCATCACCAAGCAACGCAGACCTAACAATAGATCCATCTGGTACAGGGTCAATAAAACTTAACGCAAACACTGACATCACAGGCAATCTTACTGTAACAGGAACACTAGATCTAGGTGATTCAAATTTTACAAACGTAGGATCAATACAGTTAGATTCAATATCAGGTGATGGAGACACAAATACTTCGATTACCTTTTCCGGATCCGACGTAATTACTATTGCAACAGGTGGTTCCGGAAGATTAACAATTGGTGATGGCGCTTTATCTCCGGTAACAACCAATCAAATAGATCTAGGTACTTCAAGTTTAGAGTACAAAGACGCATTTTTCGATGGCACAGTAACCACAGATGCTTTGACAGTGTCAGGTACATCGGCACTGGCTGAAACAACAATAACAACTACAACAACCGGTGATTCATTACTGATTACAACAAGTGAAGATTCAAACAGTGCGGCACCTGTCATTACATTAAAAAGGAATAGTTCGAGTCCTGCTGATGCAGACTACCTTGGAAGATTAAATTTCAAAGGCGAAAATGATGCTGACCAGGCGGTAACTTATGCTCGAATATCAGGGAAAATTTTAGATGCATCTGATGGCACAGAAGACGGTGCCATAGAATTTAATACTATGAAGGCCGGTTCTGCAACTATCACTGCAAGACTAAACAGCGACGAATTAAAACTACTAAACGGAACATCACTAGATGTAAACGGTGCAGGAACATTTGCTGGAATAATGACAGCAACAAGTGTAACCTCAAATGATTTTACATCCAATGGTTCCAACGCAGACATCACGATTGCTCCACAAGGCACGGGAAATATCAATTTGACTGCGGGAGCAGATGTAGTAATACCAGCAAACATAGGAATAGTTTTAGATGGTACAGGTGCAGAAAAGATTGAATCGGACGGCACAGATATATCAATTAGTGTAGGATCAAATGGTGATATCAACATACCAGCAGACATTGGATTAACCTTTGGTGATGATGGCGAAAAGATCGAGGGTGATGGTACAGACTTAACGATCACAGGAAACAATATTAAATTAACAGCGACCGCGGACGTAATTATTCCAACAAACGTTGGTTTACATTTCACAGATGCCAATGAAAAAATTGAATCTGATGGAAGTAAACTTGTAATCACATCAGGTGGCACAGCATTCAACTTCCCAACAGCAGATGGTACAAGCGGACAAGCACTTGTTACAGACGGAGCAGGAAACTTATCTTTTGATTCAGTGTCCACTACTGTGTCAGATGACACATTGGCCACAGTGAGAAATAACAAGTCCTTAGGATCATCGGCAAGGACAATAGACAGCATCAACGCAACTTTCATAGATAGTGCTTTCTACTTCTTGGTGCACAACGATCTTATAAATGAAGTGGTTAGTGCAGAAATATTTGCAGTGACCAACAACGATTCCTCTTCTTTCTTAGGTAACAGAAGGGGATTAGAATCAAGTGGTGGTAGCACAGTGCCAACTTTATCTACAGACGTGACTAATGGCCAATATAGAGTGAGAGCAACTGGTACTTCTGCCGATTGTAAGGCAAGTTTCTACAAAGTTGCAATGTCGTCAAGCACAGCTGATGCCACAAGAGGAAACACAGTCACAAGCAGTAACACTGATGTTGACTCAGCATCGGAGTCAATTGACACATTTGCTCATGCAACATTTAGGGGTGCAAAGTACTTTATCAGTGTAGACAACGACAGCAAAACAGAGATGGATGTGGTTGAAGCACTTGTGGTACACAATGGATCAGATGCCTTTATCAAATCATATGGCCACACTAGGTCAGGATCCAATCCGTTGATAACATTAACTGCCGCAATATCAGGTGATAATGTGGTTGTTAGTGCGGCAGGACTCGAGCCCAATCTAAACATAACTATGCACAAGATACTACTAAAAGACAACATGACTGCTGAAAGTAATGCAAATCAAAAAGCGTTTGCGGCAGTTACTATCAGCTCAACTGCCACAGCAATAGATCTAATGGACATAGATGATGCCAATGGTGCAGTATACTTTATTGTTGGCGCCAATTCATCAGAAGGTGCATTTAGCATCCAGGAAGTTTACACTGCGGCAACTCCAGGCATACCAGCTGTGGCAAATGGTCCTTTTGTTTCAACCAAGGCATCAACACAAATTGAATTCACAGCAGAGTTTGACACCTCAAGCGAAAACAGTCTTGAACTGTTTGCTTCCAGCACATCAGGTGGTAGCACAACAGTGTCTGGCTACAGAATATCCGCTCTAGCAGGATAAATACAACACTTAATAATAACAATCATGCGGGAGATATGGAACCATGACAACACGAAACTTTAGAGTCAATAACGGATTAGAAGTAGGTGATGTAACAATCAGTGCTTCAACCAACAAGATAACAGGTCTAAGTACATCAGCACCATCAGGAGACGGTGACGTAGTAACTAAGGCGTACAGTGACTCTGGTACGCAGACAATGACCAACAAAACACTTACTGCACCGGTAATAAACAATCCAGTGATGGGCGGTACGATCACAGCAACACAGATCACTGTAAACGACCTTGTGTCCAATGGATCAAATGCTGACATCACACTAGATGCGGCAGGAACAGGTGACATCAACCTAACAGCAGGTGCTGATATTAACATACCAGCAGACATTGGATTAACTTTTGGTAATGATGCAGAAAAAATCGAAGGTGATGGAACTGATTTAACTATTACTGGTAACAATATCAAATTGACGCCAACAGCTGATACAGTTTTAGCAGTAAACACTGGTTTAGTTCTTGACGGTTCAGGTGATGAAAAAATTGAATCCGATGGAACTGACATTTCATTTAGTGTAGGTGCAAACGGAGACATCAACATACCACAAGACATAGGATTGACATTTGGTAACGATGGAGAGAAAATCGAGGGTGATGGAACTGATTTAACAATTTCAGGTAACAACATTAACCTTACAGCAACAGCAGATGTTGTGCTACCAACAAGTGTAGGACTAGTATTTGGATCTGGTGAGAAGATCGAGGGAGATGACACAGATCTTACAGTGACATCTGGTGCCAAAATCAATTTATCGGCAACTTCAGATGTACACATTCCACAAAACGTAGGTTTAGTGTTTGACGCCAACGGATCAGAGAAGATCGAATCTAACGACACAGATTTAACAATCAATTCTGGTGCGAAAATAAACCTTACAGCGGTATCAGACGTACACATTCCAAAAAATGTGGGTATAGTTTTTGATGACAACGCAAGTGAGAAGATCGAGTCAAACGACACAGACTTAACAGTTAACTCAGGTGCAGACATCAACTTGACAGCCACGGGAGATGTAAACATGCCAGCTAACGTTGGTATAACATTTGGTGACGATGGAGAGAAGATCGAAGGTAATGGTACAAACTTGACTATTGCGTCTTCAGGTCTATGTACAATCACAGCAACTGGAGAAACAGTAATAACTAACAACTTAAGAGTTGCTGGAAACTTGACTGTAGACGGTACTGAAACAATCGTAAACACAACAACACTTTCAATCGAAGACAACATCATCGAAGTGAACAGAAACGTGTCGGCGGCCTCAGGTATGCCTACAGTTTCAGGCTTACAGGTCAACAGAGGTGAAGGATCAACTGCAACAGAAATGCCATTGCTTTGGGCGTGGGATGAATCATTTGCAGATGACGGAACAACTATTCACGGTAACGCGGGTGGAGCCTTTACAGCTTTTAGAAGAGCAGAAGGTAACACTGAAGGGCCATCAGGCACAGCGTCTCTTGTGGACATTAGGGCAAACGTGGTACACGCCGTTGCAACATCGGCACAGTACGCGGACGTTGCCGAGCGTTTCGAAGCAGACGCTCCTATGTCAGCAGGTGCAGTAGTAGAAGTAGGTGGTGACGCAGAGATCACAGAAACAACATCAGATCTATCTGAGAATGTTTTTGGCGTAATTTCTGAACAACCAGCATACGCTATGAACGCCGCGGCAGGTAACAACGAAACACACCCATTTGTGGCTATGACAGGAAGAACACCAGTCAGAGTTACGGGTGCTGTGACAAAAGGTCAAAGACTTGTTACTTCGTCAGTTAAAGGTTGTGCTAGAGCAGTAGCGACAGGTGAGTCAATTTCACCTTTCAATGTTATTGGTAGAGCATTAGAAAGTTCTTCAGACACAGGAATTAAATTGGTAAACTGTGCAGTGAGGACAAACAACTAATAAATATTTTTACTTTTTAGTAGAATCAAAAAGGCGGCTTTAGGGTCGCCTTTTTTTTTAGGTGATTAAATCTAGAATAGTTTGAAGTTTACCTTTAATGGCTTTATTGTTAAGTGTGTTCCTTAGTCCCATGTGTAAGTTTTTGGGCCAGCACTCAAATGCAGTCCAGCAGTAACCAGAATGTTCCTCATTAAGTTTTGGGATAAATTCTCCATCTATTGCAATAACATACGTGTGAAAATAAAATTTTTGATCGTTTGATGTAAACATTTCTAACGGAATAACCTTTTTAAATCTCGGAGTGTCACCCACTTCTTCTTGTATTTCACGTTTCAGTCCCTCAAAGGCACTTTCAAGGTATTTAGATTTTCCACCAACTAGTCCCCAGGCGCCTGCTGTTTTTTTATCAGTCCTTTGTAAGAATAAAAAACGTTTAGTGTTTGTCGAATAAAACAATGCTCCAGAACAAATAATATTATCTTTCATTATAATAGTTTAGCCAGTCTTTTGTGTTTCTTGTTTAAAAAATTTTTTAACCTTTTTATTTTCCAATCTTCTGACGGAAATATTTCAGTGGGCAATTCTAGTTGCTCACGACCCCATTTAATTTTGTCCCATACTCTTTCATGCCCGTAATAAAGAAACATTTTTGTGATTACTTCGATGCCTGCTATTGCACCAGCCCAACTCCATTTGCCAGTAATGAGCCACGCGATAAGAAAAGTATCACTTGTAGCTAATATTCTCCAAGTTATAGTCTTGGCAAGACTTCTAGATACTTTAGATTTCATGCTATATTATAACAATAAACTGTTTAATTATCAAGGAGTTGTTGCATCATTGGCATCAGCGTCTTCTGTTTGCTGGTAACCACCATCTAAAACTATACTCCAAGTGCCTTGTTTATACACGCCTTCGTATGATTTGACCCATTCTGTACCGTTGAATTTGTATTGTATGCCGGTATTTAGGTTTGTCACATAGTGTTGCGTTGAATCAGGATCTGATGCATCAAAGGCTATGTTCCATTTACCAGTAGAGCTGTTGTATTCTATGATATCTCCAACCCTTGCCACTAGTGTACCCCAAGTTGCACTTTGGAAGCTGGCAGTAGAGTCACCAACATCGTTGATTACAAGGTATCTGTCACCATTAGCAGGTGTGCCTGGATTGAACGTTGCAGGATTTATTATTTTCTTTACGGCAGTCAGTGTGTTACTAGGAATAGTGTCCTCGTCGATTGTATACAGCAGAATGGTGTCATCCAGTGTGGTGGTTGCTATAGTTCCGATAATTTGATTGCCGTTAGGCTGATCAAGTCTTATTTGCGATGTTCCATTTGTTACTTTTCCATATTGATCAAGCAGTAATTTCCAATTTAGTGGTGGACCAAATGCCTCGAAAGGATCAGCAAGTCCAGGATCTCTTGCACCTGTATGAAATCCATCACCTCCTGATTTTACATTTGTACCGGTACTGCCTAATAATCGAAGCTGGTTGCCTGACACTAACAAACCATAATTGTTTGGTGTGATAAAGCTTCTTGAAAGTAATTCACCGTCGATCAATCCTTTCGTGATACCACCGTCGTCGTCGAAAATACTCATAATGATTTTCTGTACTACACCTAGTTTTTTAACTTTAACAGGCGGAGATAACCATATTGGCATACTAAACTGTAATGATGCTACATCAATTTCTGAATCTGCACCCACCGGAATAGTTCTCGAACTGAATGTAATGTTACCTAACTCGACATAACTTAAACTTGTCCAGTCAATGTAATTGTCTGTTTTCTGTATTTCAAAATCTGGGTTAAACAAGTATAGTATCTGTTCTAGTATCTGTAGTTTTTGATCCGTATTCGATGAAAAAATATCTGCTGTGACTTCCAATCTAAAAGGTGATGGCATGACTTTTTCTACGGTGAATCCAGCGCCAAGCTGATTCGTATAGTTGCCGTCTGCATCTACGTCTCTTTCTCTTAAATGTTGTTTTTCTATGTGATAAGGATTCTGCATTCTTTCCCTGTCAAAGTTTAGCTCTCGCACATAACAAGCAATCTTTGGTGCATAATTCATTGCGTTTTCACTATTGTTTCTTATGATATTGGCCACTTGTCTTGTAGGATCTCCGTATACAACTGGCACAGCTCTAAGGTTCACTGAACCATCTTTGCCTTTTCCTGTTTCCACAGAAAAATTACTCAATATTCTAATGAATTGAGTTAAAAATTTTCTAACCTGTCCTTCGTAAAAATGTAACATTAATTGTCAGCCTTTGGTTTAAGAGCATTTGAAAGTGCCTGTCTTTGTTTCACTGTCAACCCGTTAATCGTAGACTCTGTTGTGTTATTTACAAAAGCTGTCTTATAGGTAGCACGTGTATCATTGTTAGTCATATTAATCCTTACGGAGTCTTCGATCTTGACCCACCTGTTTCCGTCATATCTAAATAACCTGTTAGGCAAGAAGTCAGTCCTTAAGAAATAATCACCTTTGTCAACACCAGAGACAGGAAAGGATATTCCAAAACCTGCAGGATTACCATTAGGAGCCACGCCATCTCCATCTAGATAGAAACCATAGTGTGAACTTGCAGGTGTATCTATTACTGCGTTCACTGTTCTATCACTGCTGGCCCTTTGTTCTTCGGTGTTTACATTTTCTGTTCTAATGTTACCTCTTTCATCTATTGGTGCTACATAGTATTGTTTGTAGTTGAATCCTGATTTAGGGGCGTCTGCTTCGGCCTGTGCTACAACCTGATCGTTGATAGTTTTTTCCCTATTGAATGTGCTCATGTAACTTGCCACACTTCCTGTAGTGGTAGCATCACCTAGGATATCTCTGAACTCCTGCGAGTCAACTAAAGTTTTAAGTTTAAGCCTTAGAAGATGAGGCCACCATGTTGCCGAAAATCCTTCTGCGGCCCTGTTGACGTCCTCTATAACATAATATCTTTTTAGTGCAATCGGAATGCTTTCATCTAGTGAGAAATCATCTTTCATGTGCGGAAATTCCAATACATCACCAGATATAGGCTTTCTTCCAATTCTTTCAACTATGTCGTTTAGATGCACTGTTAAAAATAAAGTATCATTTTGCAAAAACATTCCAAACTGCGAAAGATTAAAGTCTACGTCCTGCACATTGTAGATTCCCCGTACAGTGTAGACATCAGGTGAATATCTCCTGTCTCTGTTTTCTAAAAATAATAAATCTTGTATGGTTGTTTCGTTTACTTCGCTTCCTGCGTAGTTCGGTTGGCTAGGAGAAGCCGCTCCGTCCTTTTGTTCATCTCCCTGATCATATGGTCCAAGATATTTGTGAAGATGTAGGTCCGTTCCTCCGACCGTAAACATCTCTTTTATGTTCCTATCAAAGAACTTGTAGTCATTACCTTTTTCAGGCTTAAAAATGGATAATCTTGGCATATCACACATATTTATTGCCTAGCCAAAGGCTATAAATATGAGTATGTCAGAACTACAAACAGG